ATTCAAATGGCATTTAGTCAACATGATAAAATTGTTTTTATATTTGATTTAACAGAAACTACAGTTTTTAATTTTCAATGTTTACTTAAAATACTTCCCCTGTTAAAAAAATTCGAGGCTGATATAGAGCAAAAATTAGAAAAAAGTTATATTATTCTAAGACAAAAATGGAAAAAAGCATTATTAATGATGTTTTTTTCTTATTATAAACCTAAAAAGCCAGTCGAATTTATAAATCAATATAATCAAAACCAAGGTTTCAATTCCAAAGTTCTACTGTAATATGTAGATGTTGGTCTTTGTATCGGTGTATACATGGTACTCGCATCACTTTTAAATTTTACGTAACCTATAGCTTCGCCCATTACTTGAGGGACCGCATATTCTAAAACTAAATGGTTTAGTTGTACTATTTGTTGTGTAATATTAGTCGGTAGATTTTTAGAATGTTGTAGGAAAATACTTCTCATTATCATTTTAAGAGGAGCTTCATCTTGTTTGCCTATTAAGAACCTTCCTTTAGATTCTTTATAAACACCTGCTCTTAATCCATTTTGAATAATATTCATATTTGCTTCGCTAAAGAAAGCATTTGATAATGCGTCATTATCCCAATTACCAGTCATAGCAGTTCTATAATAAGTATCACCGTCTGATACTGGTATCCGGTCATATAACTGAAAACAATCCATGACATTATCGCCTAATATATCAACTCGTCCATTACTATTGCAACTCATATATATATAAAGTCATAGAAAAAATTATCTATATTTTAATATATAATGACGTTTCAAAGTGTAGTTGTCACGATTGCAATTGTTATATTAATTCTTTCTCTTATTGTACTTGGGATTATCATTTACAATTCAAGAAACAAAGACCAATTCCCGCCAGAAATTGGGAACTGTCCTGATTATTTTGTAATGAAACAAAAGTCTGCCGGTGGCGATATGGGAGGTGTATCTCCAGAAATGTGTTACAATCAGCATAATTTAGGAAATAAATCTGAAGGATGCGAATGGTTTGATCCTAAAGACGCCACTAAGAATGAAAGACTAGCCTATGCAAAACAGTGCGGTGTTACATGGGATGGTGTCACAAATTTTTAATTATAAATATTATTTTGATATAAGATTTAATAACAGATTATATCAAAATGGAGAGATTACCAGAAGTAATAGTAGATATTGTATTTTCATTTATTCCAATTGATCATATATATAATTTAAACCATTCGTATCTAGATACCATATATCCATTAATAATTAAAAATAGAATTGAGAACAAACAGATGCCTCCAGATTCATACATGCGATATCTTATTAGATGTAACTGTATAATGTTTTTAAATAAAACATTTGAACATCATTTTTCATATTTTTCTTCATTCAAAAACTGGAAATATAAATCTAATACATTTCCAAATTATATAGAATATTTAAGGGCATATACAATTACACTCACTAAAACAAAATCTCGAAATCTAATAGAACTGTATATTTCAAAGGAACCTGTTTCGATGAAAAACAGACATAAAAAAATAAGAAGAAGAAATATAAAATGGAGCAATTAAATATAAATCATATTTTAGATAGATTTGATAAAGAAAAAATATTAATTGATTGCTTGAATCATTTTGAAAAACATAAAACTGATGTTTTAACAAGACGAGGTATTTATGTTTATGGTAGTCCAGGAGCTGGTAAAACATGGTTTGTCAAAAATATATTGAAGCAATTAAATTATGATACAATTATGTTCGACGCAGGTGATGTCAGAAATAAAACTATTATCGAAAATATTACCAAACATAATATGTCGGATACTAATATTATTAGCATGTTTCATAAGAAGAAAAAAAAAATAGCCGTAGTAATGGACGAAATTGATGGAATGAATGGTGGTGATAAAGGAGGTATTAATTCTTTAATTAAACTTATAAGACCAAAAAAAACTAAAAAGCAAAAATTAGAAGATAGTACAATGATACCTATCATTTGTATAGGAAATTACCATATTGATAAAAAAATAACCGAAATGATGAAAGTATGTACTACTATTGAATTAAAAACACCCTCAAATAAACAAACTGAAAATATAATTAATTTATTAATGCCGACATTAGAGTCTTCTTTAAGAAAAAATATGGTAGAATTTATACAAGGCGATCTAAGAAAATTAACCTCTACATACGACATCTATAAAAATCAACAAACTATTCTCAAAAATAAAATTATAACTACCATATTTCAACCAAAAATCTATAATGAAGATACTAAACAAATCGCAAAAAAATTATTAAATAATAAATATGATATCAACGAGCATTTACTTTTAATGAATGAAACTGATAGAACAAGCGTCGGACTGTTGTTTCATGAAAATATTATTGATGTTCTTAGTAAAATACCAAAAGACATTGCCATACCATTTTATATTAATATTCTTAATAATATCTGCTTTGCAGATTATGTGGATAGGATTACATTTCAAAAACAGATTTGGATTTTCAACGAGATGAGTTCATTAATTAAGACATTTTATAATCATCGATTATGGAATACCCTTGAAAAAGATAAACCTATAATTTTTAATCCTGAAAAGGTTAGATTTACAAAAGTATTAACTAAATATTCCACTGAATATAACAACATGTTGTTTATACAAAATTTATGTCAACAACTAAGTATGGATAAAAAAGATATGTTTTCTTATTTTATTCATTTGAGAAATAATTATACCGTCGAAGAAATATATGAAATATTCGATAATGATAATTATGAAATCAATAAGTTAGATATTAATCGTATATACAGATATTTAGATGCATATACCAAAATAGAAGAATAATTACTCCTTTCTTTTACAATATGATAATAAACCACTTTTAGTCCTATCACCACTATATGTATCTAATTTTTTGCCACCTCCCATCAATAAAATTGTAGGAAATCCTGTAACTTTATTGGCTTTGATAATATCCGCCGCACCATCATCCTTTCTTTCCAATGCTCTCATTTTTATACTGGTATTGTTTTCACTTGCAGCAGCCTTCCAGTGAGGCAATAAAGTAACGCAATGAGGACAACCTTCCATATGTAAAAGTAACAATTCTTTTTGACCTTCAAATGATTCTTTTTTTGGTAAAAGCATATGGGTCAAAAAATCACGAATTTCACTATATACAATTTTAATTAATCTAAACGTAATAATTATGGCAATTATCATTAATATTAACATTACAAACGTGGTTGGTGTAATTTTATTACCTTTTGGTAATATTTTGTTAAATTTTCGCGTTAATTGTTTTAACATTATATTATAATATAATATTTTATTGTTCCATATAAAATTTTGCTACATCTTTATTTTTGATAAAATTTTTGGGAGTCATTTTTGTTTCTCTCACATAATCAGGATTGGGATTTTTCAATAATCTTCTTTTATCAAATGTATTTTGATCATGTGCAAAACATAAAATGCTTTTTAATGGATTTAACTGAATAAATGGTATAGTATAGTTTTTTAAAAATTGTTTTTCTTCTGCCAACTCTGCATCATCATCGTAATGTGTTTCTTTTAATAACTTACGTTTAAATGCAAATGTTCCAGCTGTTGCATGATTCGGACCATATGGACCAAATTGCCAAATCTTACCAGTATCTTTAAAATAAATATAAATAATACTACTTCCAGAACATAATGCTTGAGGCGTTGATCTTAATCTATTTACAGCATGATTAATGCGATCTGGGGGATAATAATCGTCATCATCCATGTATACTATAATATCTCCTTTTGCCTTTTCATGCATATAATTTCTTTTTCTGCCTAATTTCATCTTTTCTTCTTGGTAAAAATATTTCACATTTGGAATATCTTTAAATAAATCTCCAACGGGATCAGTTCCATCGTCCACTACAATCCATTCTATCAGTTCCATTGGATATGTTTGCGCCAAAAAGTTTTTAATTAACATTGGTATAAAAGATCTTCTATTGTATGTAGGCGTACATACGCTTACAAATGGTTTTCCATTTGCCGAGACCTTTTTCTTTTTTCGGTTTTTCTTCCCCATCGATGATTAAATTACTTTTTTATTGTTAAGTAATTTAATTAGTAATTTAAGAAATTGTCCACAACCAATAGAATATTTTTGATAATAATCTAATTCCAATCAGAATAGGAAATATCAATGTTAGTGCAATTCCCCATGATTTACCAGTCTTTGTTAGAGTAGTTCCCAATGATGATACAATAATAGCAAGAGTGATAAATAGATTAATAGGCCAGTAGGCTCTAACATTTCTTTGCATTTGATATGTTCCCCCTTCATATGGACATTTCGATGAATTATCGCGTTTTCCCATAGCACCAAATAACATATAAAAGAATGCTTCCGTTGGCATAGCCGCCATATTATATAACGTAGTTAATAGACCAAAGAATAGTGGTAATATAAATACACTATATCTATTTAATGATGCAAACGGCGTTGTAAATAAACCAGTACCAAAAGCAACCATCATTATTACCATGGAAAGCATTGGCATATATAAAGTTGTTAAATATCTAAACCAATACCGATAATCGCCTTCAAAGAAATTCCAGAATATTTTAAATCCGTTGCCCAATGGACCATCTTTTTTTCGTAGGCTTTCTGGTTTAGAAGCAGCTATGTAAAAATCTAAATAAATATTATCCAAACTTTTTAAACCTGCTGTTTTACCTCCTTTCTTGGAGTGTTCCTTGGATTTTTCTACTCCCTTTTTAAAATAATTTGTTGTTTTATTTCTACTCCATGATCCCTCTATTGCTTGAAATAAAAGTTCACGCGCTCCACGTTTTTTACCAGTTGAGCCTTTATTAAGATCATCCTTTTCATATCCTTTCCCATAATTTCGTTTTATTACATTAAAATCATCTCTAATTGCAATTAATTCTCTGACTTGCTCAGACTTTGCGAAGGTTCCTATTTTTTCCTCTCGTTTAGAATCTATTTCTTTTTTTAATGCTTTAATAAAATCATCTAATCTGTCTTCAACCAATTTTATTGGCAATTCTTCGTGTAAATAAGGTAGAAAATAGGAAAGTATATCACTCCAAATACCCCTACTTGTAGACCATGATCTTTGCTGTGTTTTAGCGAACCAAGCACCAAACCATCGACCAGGATTACTCGCATCCCCACCATCATCCGGATTATAGGCAGTTGGGGCCCTTACAGCTGGATCATCATATATATAATTATAAGGCCATCCATATTTTTTAGGCAAGATCCAGTTAAATGGAGGATAGTCGAATAAACTGGGACCATCCGATGTACACATTTCTATTTCTTCTTCTGCTAATCCATATTTCTTTAATTTTTCACAACATAAAGATCTTGTCTTATTTTTTCGAAATGTAGTTTGTGAAAATCCCAAACTTTTTTCCATTTCTGTAATTGCTATATCGATGCCTGTAGCCTTTTCGGATAAGGTTTTATTTTTTACGCCGAAACGCCTGGCACCGCTTGGATTGCTCGTTTGTCCACTTTCAGTATTATTCATTCTTTCTTTTCTTCTGTCTCTTTGTTCGCGCACTTTCCCCTTCTTAGCAGCTGGAGATCCTCCCTCCATCTTTGTTTCATTGGCGGTAGTGGTTGAATTATTCTTTCCTTTCTTGGCTTTCTTAAGGTCTTTTTCTATTTTTAATAATTGCGAATCTGCCGTAATCCAAGTTTCTCCAACAATTATACTATAAATATCCCGCGACAACGATCTGGATAGATGTAACATATATGTAAACCAATCTGGACCCTGAACATGTTCCTGAGGACATTGCTTGCCATCCAATGCATTATCGGGTAAAATACCATTCTTACAAGGATAATAAGGAGGCTGATGTTGATTATTTGGTAAAAGACATTTCCCCCCTCCACCTGCGCCAGGATCTGTACTGGATTCTCCTTTACACTGTCTTTGATCTAATATTAACTGCAACTGAAAAGAATAAAAGGGAAATAAAACCCAAAAGACAACGACAGTAGTTATTGAAGTAGCCCAAAAAGCAGACCATGGATTTTGTTTCGTATTGGATTTTTTTGTTTTTATTACTGATGCTGTTACTTTTTTTGTTTTTTTATCTTTTTTTTTTCCTTTGCCTGAAGTGGACATATATATATATATCTACAAATATAATTCTTTCTAAACTTGAATGTCTATATCGCAAACTTATTTAGATAAACTTCTAAGTAAAATACATATAATGAATTTAATTAGAGGATTAGTTACTATTTTAATCGCATTATTTATGATAAAGCTTTTTATTGATTTAGTTATGTTTATTTTTGTCAGTAATGTTATATCTAGAAATCAAATAAAACACGGCAATCTTCGCGGATTGTAAATTGTTTATTTAGCTAATACATCTTTCAATAGCTTTAAAAGATGTATATTTTAGAAAAGTAAAATATTTATTATTATATATATAGTAATGAATATTGTCAGATTATTAGTTTGTTTATTAATTACATTTGTATTTGTTAAATTATTGATAGATGGAATCAGTATTATGAAAAATAACACCGGTAATATTGTAGAGGGCATGGGTAATTTAAATGCATCCCCACCAACAGAAAGTCCCGATGTTGCCCTACGTTTGGAGAAGGAGAACCAACAATACGCCAAAAAAGAGTATGAAGAAGAACAAGAAAGTCTTGCAAAAGCGGGGTTATTATCACATAAGCATACCTCTAACTCAAAACATGGTCATGAAAAGCGAAATCCAAACGGCGATGATTGTCAAAAACGAGGATTAACATATTGTATGGCAAATAGTAATTGTGATAATGATTCTTATTGTGCTAAGAAATGCGTTGAAGGAACTTGCGATGGTAAAACAATGCATCCAGATCACAAACCTGGTCATAATCCAAGTCATAAACACGGTCATAAACACGGTCATAAACACGGTCATAAACATGGTCATAAATTAGGACCAGGAGGCACTCAGCATTTACTAGGACCTGGTGGAACTCAACACAAACATCATCATAGTCATGGGAGACGTGTACCCGACGATAGTCACTCGCATAAATATAAAAAATTCATTCCAGATAAATTAGACCAATTACCGTTAACAAAAAGTGTATATGAAGAAATCGGAAGAGATTTTGTAAAAGATGAAGCAAAAAAGCGTGGAGTGAAATCCCCCGGAATTCATGACTCTGAGGCAGAGGTATTGGGAAAAATGGTATGGCGCGTATATGCTGCAGAAGTAGAGCAAAAAAGAAAAAGCTCTCCAAAAGCAAATGATCAATTATTAGAAAGAGAAATACAATTATTGAACAAGGTTTCCAAAATAATGAAAAGTGATACGGATCATCATAAAGGTAAGGGTAAAAAACATAAAGGCATTACAAATCAAGCATCTAGTATTTCAAAATGTGGACCAAGGCATTATACGGATTCTAGAACAAATAATCTATATGGATATACCCCTCCTAGTAGTAACGATGTTCATAGAGAACCCGGTCACGCATTCCAAGGAACACCAATACCAGGTGCTCCTATATATCATGATATTTCTAATGCAATTGAACATTGTGAAACTGATAGAGCTTGCGGTGGCGTAAATTATGATTCTACAACTGGAAAATTCTTTTTGATGCCTGTTCACTCTAAAATTGTAAGACGACCTCATTATACTGCTTTTATTAAGAAAAAACATAGAAGACATACTAACCCTCATCATAATCATGATAAAGAATCAGGTAGAAGTCACGGACATCATCACGGTCAACCAAGTCCATATTTACCAGAAACAGGCATTGGATTTAGCAGTAGTCCTTGTCAATGTAAAAATGGACATCCAAGAAACCCTAATAAGTTACCCAGACCATATAATTCATTAATGGATCTTTTTCATTAAAAATATTTATAGTATATATATGAACGTATTTGGAACATTTGCTGTATTTGTACTTTTATTTGTAATTTATCAATTTTTAAGCACTATGTATCATTATAGTAAACGTAAATGGAGAGAAGGTATGTGTAATTCAAAAAACTGCAACTGCAATTCAAAAAACTGCAACTGCAATTCAAAAAACTGCAACTGTGGTAATTAATTATTTAAAAATATATTAAATTTTAGTATATTTTTATCGGGCAATGGATAATCCAATACGACCACCTTGAATTTCAATCATATTATATCTTTCTTCAAAAACCCTCAAATCAAAATTATATTTATTAAGCGTCCATAAATCTTTCCTTACTCCAATAATAGCACCTGAAGCGTCACATAATACATCTACATTATTTGTATCAGTATCTTGATTTCGCGGAGGTTGTATTGTGTTGAATTCAAACGTGATATATTGCCATTTATTTGTGTTTTGGGCACCAGTTGGTTGATAGATTAAACGATTGCTATTTGTACAAAAATTATAACAATACAGACCATATTTAGATATACCTGTTGTTCTATACCATTTTTCTATATAGGCATAAACGCCGGCTGCCAAAACATTTTCTCTATAATCCTGACCACATAAAATAGCCATATCCAACATTATATTTCTTTGATTTTTAATAGTCATGCAGCCACTATTATATAAACCGAAAGGGTT